GGGCATCAACGGGCAGGGCATGATCGATATTCCGTGGCTGGTGACGTGCGATCTGACCAACAACCCGCCGCCCTTCCAGGCTTTGGGATACCTGTTCCTGTATTGGCAGGTCCGATACCTGAACGTGATCCGATACTTCGTGGTCAAGTTCCAGGGTGGCGGTAACGTCACTGTGAGCGTGCAGAGCACGCCGCCTACAGCAGCTCAGTTTGCCTCGGCGGTTAACGCTGCCTAGTAGCTTGACACTCTAACGCGAGGACACCCCGATGCCCGTCAACAATATGAACGTCGGTGTAGACTATAACTTCGGCTACTTCGACGGAACGACCAGCGCCCTGGTTGACCTGGGCGATGTGCAGATGATCCGCATTACGGCATTGAAGCATGACATCAAATCAATGCCGTACAACAACTACCCACGATATGGCTATGTGCCCGATGGGTTCAAGCTCGACTTCACCGTCACGCGCACAAAAGCCATCCTCGAGGACTTGATGGTCACGTTCGAAGCCAACTTCCAGGCTGGCAAGGTGATGGCACCTGGCTATATCAACGAAACCATCAACAATCCCGACAACACCATCAGTCATTACCAATACGTCAATATGGTCATGTTCCTCACCGATCACGGCGATATCTCGCGTGAGAAGGTTGTGACCTTGAAACTGGAGGGCTACGCGTCGTACAAGCGTAAAATCTAACCGACCAAAAAACAGGAGGACGTTATGGTTGATCAGGTTAACGGCAACACCGTCACGGTGACCGACAAACAGGGCCGTGACATCACTATCCGCAAGCTGAACGCCTTGGACCGTTTGCGTCTATTCGAAGCTCTAGGCGCCAGCCTGAGCGAGAACCTTGCCTATATGGGCTATGCCCTGACGGCTGCGTCGGTCATCAAGATCGGCACTGAGCAGCGGGCTTTTCCAGCAAACAAAAGATCAGTCGAAGCTTCCGTCGATATGCTCGGCGACGATGGGCTTGAAGCGGCTGGCACTGCCTATAGAGACAATTTTACCGGCGGTGAAACTGGGGATTTGGCCAACGTAAAAAACTAACCACTGATCCCGCGTTGCGCGAATGTCTAGCTCTCATAAAACACGGGATCAGCGAAGAAACCGCATTCACCCTGTCGAACGATGCTCGCGCCGCGTTCCTCATTATTTTCGGTGAACTCGGCGGTGCTGAGTTCAATTGGTCTTCAGGCAAGTGGTTTGAGAAATGACACCTGAGGAGTTCACCGCAAAGCTCGAACGAGCTGCCGAGACCATGCGTCCTCGGTTGCAGGAAGACGTCGCCAAGATCGGAGAATTTACCAAGAAGGTCATTCAGGAAGTCATCATCGGTCACGAGCATACCCAGTGGCCGCCTCTGGCGGCAAGCACCATCGAACGCAAGCAGTCAGGTGGCTGGGGTGAAGAGGGACCCCTGTTACGCACAGGAGCGTTACGCGACTCACTCGAGATTGAACTGGGTCCGCTCTGGGTCATAGTCAGTACATCAAACCCGGCGGCTGCACCCGCTGAGTTCGGCACGTCGCGCGAACCACCTAGGCCGTTCATGCGCCTGGGTGCTGAGGAAGCTCTGACCTATGCCATCAAGGTGCTGAAGATTACGGCACTTGAGCCATTTGTGGGATACGGCAATGCCTCTGACAGCACTTGAAGTCGTCACGATATTTAAGCTCAAGGACGAAGTCACGGCTAATATGTCGAAGATCGCTGGCGAGTCCAAGAAGCTCAGCGACTCGCTGTCGGGTATTGCCAAGCAGTCTGCAGCCTTGTCTACCGAGCTGGGCAAAATCTTCAAATCCATGACTACAGGTCTCGGCAGCGTTGCTGGCGAGATTAACACCTTGGTTGCGGCGTTAACCAAAGCCGTGCGTGATGTCGAAAGGCTGCAACAGCAAGCTCGCACTACAGCCGCCACAGCCGCTGCCGGTGTTCCCCGTAGTCCTTGGGGCACTATTATTCCGCCTGCCGGTGGAGGAGGTGGCGGAGGAGGTGGTGGCGGTGGCGTAGGTCCTCCCGGTGGTGGTCCCCCAGTTCCTCACGGTGGTCGTAGGCCTGGTGGTGGCATACCTCCTGGCGGTTTTGGCATAGGTGGAGCATTTATGCACGCTTATGCTGGCACCAGTGTTGGGCCTATGCACATGCGAGGCAGTCTTGGTAGCAGCCCAGCATGGGCTGGTGCTGCGGCTTTAGGCTGGGGTGAATACCAGTCGTTGCTGTTGCAAGACGCTCTAGCCAACGCCAAGACCTTTCTTTATCCGACGAACGAACAGCCGTCTCAGGAACAGTGGCTAAAAGAAAGAAATCTGTTGTCCGACACGATTTTGGACGTCAGCATGAAGACTGGTATTTCGCCCAGAGATGTCGGGCTGGGTGCAATGGACGAAATGAGGCAGACCGTTGGTCAACCGATTGAGGCCAGGTTGAAAAGCGTTAAAGCCGTTCTTATGGGAGCTGCCGTCGAAGCTCGTAGCAAAGGTACGCCGTTCCACTCCGCAGTGAGTTCAATGGTTGGCGCTCTTCACCAAGGTCGTATCTATGATCCCGAGGTGATGGCTAAGGAAATCCCGGCTATCGCAGCCATGTATCGCATGGACCCTAGATCGCCACAACAGATCACCAGAGCCTTGGGATATAGTATGCCGAGCACGTCGGCTACTCTGGATATTCCGCTTGACCAGCTTATGGCAGCCAACGCCCTCCTGGGACGCACTGGCGTCGGTGGCAAGTCTGGTACCTGGCTGCGTGAGTTGTACGAACGATCTGCTCCTTTAGACCCGTCAACTATGCCATATAAAAAGTGGCGGGCAAAAACTGAACTTCAGCGAGAGCTTGGTCTGGTCACAGGCACCGATGAAGACATCGAAAAGGGCAGAATGCTAAAGCCGACTTGGATGGTAAAAGACCCAGTGACGGGCAAGGATCGTTACGACGTTGGAAAACTGATCGAAGTCTTTTCCGCTGGTTTTGACAAGCTAGGTCAGGGAGGCTGGGAAGCACGAGCTCACGAACTTGGAATGCTGAAAACCATCGAAGGTGAGCGAGGCAAGGGCGGCGCCGCTATCCTGGGCCAAGGTGTCATGCTTGGCCAGTATACTCAAATCATGAAGTACATGAAGGATCTCCTAGACCCAGAAGCTTATTTCAAGGGACAGATGCAAGAAAGCCCATTGCTGAAGATGAAGGCAGCCTGGACTACCCTGGAAGTTGTACTTATGCACATTGCCACTTTGGTCGAAGGACCATTATATGCAGCCGTCACCATAGTCAAGGAGTTTCTGGAGCTCATTATCAGAACTGGAAATGCCATGAAAGGCATAAAGCTTCCAGGCGGTGGCAATTTGCTGTCAGGTGTCCCAGCAGCAGCCGGAGCTGGAATGTTAGCCGGTGGATTGCTTGGTGCAGGCTATGGAGCCTTTCTAGGACCACCTGGGATGCTTACTGGAGCTGGTCTTGGCCTGTTAGGTGGAGCCGTTGTTGGCGGTGGGGCGATGCTTCTACACAATCTCAAAAAATCTGGAGCAGGTGGACATTCGTGGTTAGACAGTATCATCCCAGGTGCGACCGCAGCCCCGATGCCGTCAGAGGGCTTTGTCAACCCCCATGTCGATATAGGTATGCCCAGGCGTGGGCGACCATATATTCCTGGACCACAGTCATCTCTAGGCACATCGCCTATGCCTCCCGGTGGTGGACAACCGATAGTGGTCAACGTCCCAGTCACGATAGACCTTGACGGACAGAGGTTGTCCTCGGTCGTAGCGACACGCATAGCCGAACAGTCCGAGTTCCCGACTTCCGGTGCCTATCAAGATGGGACCCGAGGTTATCCTGCATCCGATAACCAGCACGCGGATAACTGATGCCAGCTCCTGGCCACATAACAGTTGACGGTAGCCTAGTCGGGTTCATTCGCGTCGGGTATGAGGCACTCGACGGGTCATCGCTTAGTGGCATGTCCGATTACAATATCGGGTCCGACATGATACGACGCCAGGGCCTGGGACCTTATGGTAAAGGTCCGACGTTCAGGCGCGGCATCGGACCTGGGTCACATCGCAATGTTCAAAAAGGTCCTACGTTCCGCCGAGGTTTGACTCCTAGAGGCAAGGCGCCGCCAGCGCATCCCAAACATTTTACGACCGACGACGTTAAGAAAGCGGTCGAAGGTAAGCCTCTCGAACACTAT